AAAAAATTATTTTTACTAGCGGTAATTGCAGGATCGGCATTTATTTGTTTTACAGAAGTTCCAGAGTTTCTTCCTCTTTATATAGTTGGTCTTATAGGAGCTAAGTTTTTATGAATGTTGAAAGACTAATAGAAGAAGCACTTGAACTATTACAAAATAGAAGAAGAATGTCTATTGAATCACGAACTACAAAAAATGAATACAGTTACGGCAGGACCACAGCATTCAATGAAGCCATTGCAACTGTAAAGGACTTACAAAAGTCAATACTTGCCATTGAAAATGAAACAAAAGCTAAAAATGTATCAAAAAACAACATGATACATGTTAAAAAAGAACCGGTTTTAAAAGTTGTTAATACATTATAGATAGTATAACAAAAGCCTTTTAAACTCTTCTGTTCATAAAATATATACCGAGGTGGTAACATGAATATTGAAGATATAGAAGAAGCACAGATAAAATTAGCTCAAATAAAAAGCCGTGTTGCAAAAGATAATTTTATAAGAAAAATGATTGAAAAAGGTATTTATTTATAAATATCTAAGTATAACAAAAGCTTTTTAAATTGATTGTTACTATAATATATAAGATACTTATGATTATAAAAAGAAAATTATCAAAAGCACATAAATTGGCTTTAATAGACTCTAGGTTAGGAACAAAACATACTACTGAAACAAAACAAAAGATGTCTAAAGCCAGAAAAGAATACTTTAAAACACATAAACATCCTTTTCTTGGTAAAATAGGAAAATTAGCTTCAAACTATGGAAATAAACATACTGAAGAAACAAAACTAAAAATTAGTAATGCTCAAAAAGGTAAAAAAAATCATAGATATGGAAAACATAACTCATTAAAAACAAATAAGATTATTTCCATAGCTAATAAAGGTAAAATCGTATCAAAAGAAACAAGAGCCAAAATGTCAAAAAATCACAAAGGCATGCTTGGATTAAAACATTCTGAAGAGACAAAGAAGAAATTAAGAATAATTAGATCACAAAATATAAAAACGAATACCAATATTGAAATAAAATTACAAAATGAGTTGTTAAAACGAAATATCAAATTTCAAAAACATACCCCATTAGTCGGGCAACCCGATATTTTCATAGAACCTAATATTTGTATCTTTTGTGATGGGGATTATTGGCATGCTAACCCAGATAAATATAAATCAAGTTTAATAATGAGCCAATGGAGAAACCAATCTGCGGCAGATATTTGGATGAAAGATTGGAATATAACACGAAAACTTATAGAACAAAATTATTTTGTAATGAGGTATTGGGAAACAGATATAAATAATAATATAAATAAAATAGGAGAACAAATAGAAAATTTATTGAGGTAATAATATGATTGAATATATAACTAAAAAAGATGGAAATATTGAAAAATTTAATAATGATAAAATTAAAAAAGCCATATTTAAGGCAGTTAAAGAAGCTGGCGGAAACGACAAAATAAAATCTGATACAATAGCTCAAAAGGTTATTAACTCATTAGAATTAAAATATAATAAAACAAATAAAGTAAAATGGAATGAAGTTTTAGATGAAATAGAAAATGCGTTAATAAAGGGTGGGCATGATAAAACTGCAAGAGCATTCATATTATATAGATACAGAGAGTCAATGCTTAGGAAACCGGAAGACACGGATAAAGATAATTCTTTAATGAAAGAATATTTAGACCGTAGTGATTGGGCCGTAAAAGAAAACTCTAATATGGGGTATTCTTTACAAGGGCTTAATTTTAATTTATCTTCTAAAGTGACTCAAAACTACTGGTTAACTGAAGTATATCCGGCAGAAATTTCTAAATTACATGTAGACGGCGATATTCATATCCATGATCTTGGGATACTTGGGCCGTATTGTTTTAGTGGAAATACAAAAATAACACTAGCAAATGGTACTCAAAAAACATTAAAACAATTAACTAAAACTCATAAAAATAAAAAATTTGAAGTAATATCAATGGATAAAGATAAAAATATTGTAATTGGTATAGGACATTCTCCTAGAATTACAAGAAAAAATACTGAAGTAATTAAAGTAATATTAGATAATAAAGAAGAAATTATTTGTACACCAGATCATCCTTTCTTGATGAGAAATAATACTTATTCACAAGCAAAAGATTTAAAAGTAAATGATTCCTTAATGCCAGCATATATTTATAAAAATTTTAGAGGGACTGATTATTTAGGTATTCACGATGTTAAAACTAATAAAGATAAATATTTGCACCGTGTTTTAACGGATGCACCAGACAATAAACACTGTCATCATAAAAATGGAATAAAAACCGATAATAGGAAAAATAATTTAATTTTATTAGATGAATCGCACCATAAAAGATTAGAATTAACTAAAACAAAACAAACTAATAAATGGAAAACATCTATGAAAAAAGAATTAAATTTTAGAAATAAAACTAAAAAAATGAGAGATATATCAACTAAGAATACAATATTAAGAAATAAAACAGATATTCAAAGAGCTATTTCTAGTCTAACACATTCTAAAACAACTATAAGCGTTAATAAAAATAATTATTTAAAATATGTTAAAGTTAATGGATTTATTCCAGTTAAACAATTTTTATCTTTAAAAAATCATAAAGTTAAATCAATTGAAATATTAACTAAAAAAATAGATGTATATGATATAACAGTTAATAAATATCATAATTTTGCACTCACTTCAGGGGTATTTGTTCATAATTGTGTGGGGTGGGATCTACAAACATTACTATTACAAGGGTTCAACGGTGTTCCTGGTAAGATATCATCTGGGCCAGCTAAACATCTAAGAACAGCTTTAGGACAAGCAGTTAATTTTATATTCACTTTACAAGGAGAAGCAGCGGGTGCGCAAGCATTTAGTAATTTTGATACTTTATTAGCTCCTTTTATTAAAAAAGAAAACCTTACAAAAGCACAAGTTACTCAAGCTATGCAAGAATTTTTATATGGAATGAATGTTTCCACAAGAGTTGGGTTTCAATGTATATCAGATGATACAGATATATTAACCCCAAATGGGTGGGCATCTTATAATGAGTTACAAATAGGAGATACAATTAAAACCTTTAATATAACCAAAAAAACCATTGAAAATAAACCAATTAAAAAAATGTTTAAAAGAAAATATTCTGGTAAAATGTATAATATAAAAAATCGAATTCAGGATCAATTAATTTCTCCAAATCATAGAATGGTTAGAAAGTTGTTTAATATAAACAAATATAAAATTGAAACAATTGAAGATATTTTAAAACAAAAAACATTGCCAATTATACCAATTACGGGAAAAAATATTAATAAAGGTATTTTATTAACAAACACAGAAATTAAATTACTGGCCTGGGTTATTAGTGAAGGTACTTCAGAAAATCCAAGCCATAAACATAGACAATGTGGGAGAATAACCATTTACCAATCAGCTATTAAAAACAACAGTAAATATAAAGAAATAATTAATTTATTAAAAAAACTAAATTTAACCTTCTCGGAGAGAGATTCAACACCGGCCCTTGGCTCATCAACGAAAATGATTAGATTAAATGCAATATCATCAAGAAGATTACATAAATATTTTGATGATGATTATGATATAAAACATATTCCTTCAGAACTATTTAAAATGAATAAAAATCAGGCGGTACTATTTTTGGAGACATATTTGAAAGGAGACGGTTCTGGAAATAGAATAGCGTCTGTAGATAAAAATATTATAGATGGATTACAACAAATTTGTATTCTGGCAGAAAAAGGATCTAATTTATCTGTATGTAGCCCAACTATTGGAATAAAACCTATTTTTAAATTACGTGTTATAGAAAACAAAGATACACAAATAACAAAAATTAATGAAGTTAATTATAATGGTGTTATTTGGTGCCCGAGTACTGATAATGAAACATTTATTGCAAGACGAAATGGAACTGTTTTTATAACTGGCAACTGTCCTTTTTCTAATATAACCTTAGATGTTATATGCCCTACAAAATTAAAAAACACCCCAGTTAGTATTGGTGGAAAAATAATGGAGTTTACTTTTGGGGATTGCCAAACAGAAATGGATTTATTTAACGAAGTGTTCTGCGAACTTATGATTAAAGGGGATTACCAAGGTAGATTATTTTCATTCCCAATCCCAACATATAATATTCACAAGAATTTTGAATGGGATAACCCAAGGTATGATAAGATTTGGGAAATGACTGCTAAATATGGTATCCCCTATTTTGCTAACTATGTTAATAGTGATATGTCTCCGGATCAAGCTACAAGTATGTGCTGCCGATTACGAATCGACCGGTCACAACTTGCCCACCGTGGTGGTGGTTTATTTGGGTCTAGCCCGAACACTGGAAGTATTGGAGTGGTAACAGTTAATCTTCCACGAATAGGATATAACTCTAAAACAGAAGAAGAATTTTTTGAAAAATTAAATAACTTAATGGATTCTGCAAAAGATTCTTTAGTCCTTAAAACAAGACTAATCGAGAAATTGACTAACAATGGATTATATCCTTATACAAGAGTATATTTAAAAGGAACTAAAGAAGCAACTGATAAGTATTGGTCTAATCATTTTTTAACTATTGG